GCCATCAATGTCAACTATGTCTAAGTTTGTAGTGCCGTCTACATCTACGTTACCACTAATGTCTAGTGATGCTCCTGTTAAGACACCTGCAACTGCAAGGGTAGAAGACATATCTACTGCACCGTTTATATCTATTGATGTAGCATTTATTTCAATCTCTGTGTCAGATACTAAGTCAAGTACACCGTCTGCTGATTGATGTATGAATGTACCGCTATCACCAAACTGTAATTGTTTACTACCATTTAACAATACACCGTCATTATGTACGTGTGTTAATGTTACATCTTGGTCTGCGCCTAAACTTATTACACTGCCATCAGCTAAGAATAGATCACCAAACTCTAAGGAAGTTGTACCTAATGTAGCGCCATCTGATGTCCCTGGTACAAATGCTGTAGTAGCAGTTACTGTTGTACCTTGTACTGTACTTGAACCTGTTATAGCTCCTGATGCAGCTAAAGTAGTTACGCTTGCGGCGGCGGCAGATGCTCCACCAATGACAGCTCCGTCAACTGTACCACCATTTATGTCAGCAGTATCCGCTACAATCGCGTCTGTTGTTACTGTCCCGTCAAAATAAGCGTCTTTAAACTCTAAAGAAGAAGTACCGAGATCTATATCGTTATCTGTTACAGGAACAATAGAACCATTGTTAAAGGTAACTTGACCTGCCCCACCATTAGCAACAGTGATAACATCGGAGCCAGAAAAAGTAATACTTGTGTCTGTGTCTGCGTCACCTGATATACTATCTAGTTGTATATTCCCAGCGTTAGTAAAATTAGAATCACTTAAATCAAATGTACCTGTTACATCTAGGTTACCACCAACTGAAACATTACCTGTAGTAGTGATAGCTGCGGCTTTAGTAGTACCCGCTAGATTAACATCGGTAAACAAATCATACACAACAGCGGTGGAACCACCACCATCGGTAGCAATCATTTTTACTTCGCCAGCAAGAATTGCTATGTTTGCGCCAGATCCTTGGCTAAAAGTTAAAGTATAGCTAGTAGCGTTCTCTATCATCCATACTTTAGATAATGTGTTAGGGGCAAGCGTTACTGTACTAGCTTGACCACCTCCTGTACATTTTAGATAGAAAGAACGCGCTTCATCACTAGCGCCATCTGCTACAGTTATGGTGTGCGTAGAAGCGTTTGCTATTGCCTCTGACCCGTAACTAAAAGCTTCTGCTATAAGTTCTAAATTAGTATTAGTTGTAGCGCCCCACGTACCAGACTGTTCGCCCGTACCTATCTCTTCTAGTCTGAGATCATTTACGTATGTACTTGCCATGTGTTAACCTTCCTATGCAATACGTATAATAGCACTTGTAGCGGCTGAAGTTGGAAATGTCACTGCAAATGTGCTATTACTTGATGTTTTATCTGAACCGAAGTCTAATATTGCCACAGAAGGGGTTGTACCGCCAGCTTTATAGATAAGCGCTCCGCGTGCTGTAATAGAAGAACTTGTCCATGTTGTGTCAGAAAAATCTAAATAAGCTACTGTACCTGAAGTATCATTAGTGGGGTTGGTAGCTATAGTTAGCGTGTTACCCCCCGCTGTATAACCTGTGCCAGATACTTCGTTTGTGGTAGAGTAAGCTGTTGTATCCGCGTCTAAAGTAGCGCTAGATGTGTACAATGCAATCTTAAAAGATTGTGAAGTATTACTACTAAAGTCCATTTCTCCATCCAATAAAGCAACTTTAAACGATGTACACATGTAGTTTCCAGTAAAGGCCATGATATACTCCTAAGTCACGGGGGTTCTATATTGACCAGAACGATACATGTCCTGCCGTAATTTTCCGTCCCCAAGGGTTTTTAACAATTCAATAGACATTATATACATTTTATCGTAATTAGCAATTACATCCGCTTCTGCTTTTTGGAATCGTGCTGCTTCCATTAAAGCGCCATTAAGCAATGCTGTACTAGCGTTATCCCCAAGCCAGGAAGTACTACCAGTAACAATAGAAGTAGGGTAGTATCCGTAAATATGTTCAAGCTCGTAGTTTGCATCGGGTGTAGGCACTAACTGAATCTGTGTTTCGCTGTACTGAGCGTAAAACTTAGGTACACCGTGGTGAGCGCTAGTATTGATAGGGTACGCCTCATGTAAAAAGTTAACGTCTTTGTTTAACAAAAATGTATGTGTGCTACTGTTTACGATAGCTATACTGTATGTGTACAAATAATCGGTGGGTAATGTGTAGAGTTTGTTTGTACCCGACAAAGGCCCGTCATCTAATTTACGTAATGCGGGTATATCCACCGTCTGTAGTATTTTCTCCTCCGCCTGTTGCGTAAACATAGCAAGTTGGTCAGCGGTGAAAGATGTTTCACAGATGTCTTCGATATTAGTTTTGAGCGTAGCGTAATTCATGGTTTACCCCATCGGTCCTCTTGCAAACAATCCTTTAGTCGCAGCACCTGTGCCGCGTACTTTGATCTTCCCACCTTTTTTAAAGCCTTTTTTAGCCATGCCACCAGCCTTAAACACGCCACGACCCTTTAGTACGTCAGCCTGTGTTACCTTACCATCTCCAGTTAGGTCAGTCAGTTTCTTAGCCATGATATATCTCCTACGTGGTCGTTACAGTTACATCGCCTACTGAGGCGGTTAATTCCAATTTGTTAACGGTTAGCCCGTAAATGTTGTTTCCGCCACCCACTGGGTTCCACCCCCACTGAAAGTTTCTACTGCTATCGTACCCAGCAAAGTCAGGACGTGGGTCGCGTACCGCCTGCGGGTCGTTGACTGGGAATTTCCCCAGCCTATTCTGAGGGTGATCTCCGCTCCAGCACTCACGACATGCCTTTATGTTAGTATCGTTACCGTTTGTTACGATATTGCGCAACTCTTTTAACTTAAAGCGAAACCCACAGATATCGCATTCAGCTATCGTACGTTTAGCGGCTGCGAACGCGCTCGCCATGCTATATCCTCGCTATCCGAGGAGCAAACGTAATAGAAGCCTTCTCACGGTCTTCACCAGCCGCCATCTCAAACTGCTCGTCATACACAGCTTTTAGCATGGGCAGACGACTTACAAACTCGGGAACTTTCATAGCAATGTGATATGCTAACCCTGCTACAAGACACGGCAAGAACCTAAAGTTCATATCGGGAGTTTCTACGCCTGCACCTGCGTCCTTAATACGGCGCATACGATAATATTTAAATATGTAGTCATCGCGGTCTGGTACAGGCCACAAGTTAATAGTTGGCGCATCAGCTAATCTCTCAACCCAAACCTGTATCGGACGGCCTTGTGTTAACTTGCTAGGTATAGACGCGTACGTGGATACACTAACTCTGCTTATGGTAAGGTCTGATTGTGTTGAAGCGTTGCCGTTGTTAGTGCGAATTACGTGTTCGAGTAAATCTATAGTGTCTGCTGGTAAGGGGTACTCAGACGTGCCTTTAACGAGGCTTATACTGCCTTCGTCAATCGTCCACATGTTTATGCCACGATTCTGCCATTCGATTGTCATTAGGTTCATAGACCGTCTAGCAGTGCGTAGATCATACCCCGACCGCATCTCGCGCCCCGCACGTTCCCATGCTTCCTCGGCAACCTCCGTGAACTCCATGTCAAACGCTGCTGTGGTTGATGCAGTCATGCTTTGACTCCTTTACGTATACAACGTCTCTTTACGCCGGTTTTCCATTACTGCTCCACAGCCTCGTGCTATGTCGCGTTTTCGTCTAGCTAGGCCACCGGGAGAAAACTTTACCACTGCTGGCTTGGTATTCTTCACAACTGTCTTACCTTTAGCACCTGCACGTTTCTTCTTCTTAGCAGTGGCGGCACGTTGACCTTGGCTTAGACTGTTAGCTTTACTGCGCGGCAAGCAACGATCAGGGTTCTTCTTATCTTTAGAAGTCCCACACGCGCCTTTTATCTTACCGTCAGTACCAACCCTAACCCAGTCTTGGTCCCGCCACTTCTTCAGATCACCCATTACTTCTTCTTTCTAGGAGCGCGGACCATCTTTTTTAGCGTACTAGCTTGCGCCGCATGTAGTTTAGAGGCTTTCTTTAAGCCTTTTACAACCTTTTTGACTTTCTTCCTGTTGCCGTTAGTCAACGTCATTTTTTCTTCCCCTTGCTACCTTTAGCATAGTTTGGGTCTTTGCAGTATTTAGACGCAGCCATATTGGCATAAGCGCTGGGGTAAGTATCAAAAGTGCGTTTTGCCCAAGATTTACCTTTTGCACATATCTTACCGCCAGACTTATAATACGTACGCATAGCTACCTCATCTTTGCTGGACGTACACCGCGCTGGGCAATACCTGCACCACGTACTTTAGACTTACCGCCCATTTTACCGCCTTTAGCTTTGCCTTTTTTGGCTACGCCACCAGCTTTGAAGCCTTTCTTAGCCATGCCGCCTTTTTTCATCTTCTTGATGCTGCCGCCTTTTTTAGCCATAGGCATAGG